GCAGCGCAACGGGCAGTGGGAAGGCCGCATTCGGCTGTGGTTTGACGAGCCCTCGTTGCGCTTCGTGAACGAAGCCGGCCCGGCCGAGCCCTACGTGCTGGGGGCCGAATGACCGACCACGAAGCCATGGTCGACATGCGTCGCGAGGCCCTGGACACGGGCGGGATCGACGTGTCGCAGGCCTACCAGCAGGCGCTGCGCCTGCGCGCGCTGGAGGCCTCGGGCATGCGCCTGACCGGCGGCCAGCGCCATGTGCTCGACGCCTGCGAGCGCCGCGTGCGCTTCGCCGAGACGTTCGCAACCCCGAAGGACATGCCCCGATGATCGAGTTCACCGTGACGGGAAACCCTGCCCCGCAGGGCTCGAAGAAGTTCGTCGGCACGACCAAGACCGGCCGCGGCCTCATGGTCGAGTCGTCGAAGAAGGTCAAGCCATGGCGCATGGACGTGAAGGCTGCGGCCGAAGCGGTGCGCCAGCAGTTCGCCGGCATGGCCCCGCTCGACGGCCCGCTCGTGGTGAGCATGGTCTTCACGCTGCCGAAGCCTGCCAGCGCCCCGAAGCGCCGGCAGACCTGGCCGGACAAGAAGCCGGACCTGTCGAAGCTGGCGCGCAGCACCGAGGACGCGATCAGCGACGCCGGCCTGTGGGCTGACGATGCCCGCGTCGTTGAGTACGCGCGGCTGGCGAAGGTGTTCCCCGGCGAAGACCCTGACGCGCTGCCGGTGCCTGGGGTGCGCGTGCGTGTGTGGAAGCGCGAGGTCGCGGCCATCCTGCTGGGGCTGGCCGCGTGACCATCGTCGCCGTGCCCGTAGGCCGAGGCCGCTGGGCCGAGATGCGCCTAAGCTACCGCGGCCCGCAGTCGGCGCCGTTCCTGGCTCGCGTGGGGGAGGTGTTCACGGTGGCCGGGGTTACTTGGCGCATCAAGCGCGTGGAGGCCTGACTATGGCAACAGAGCTGACGATGGCGCTGGCAAGGGCGCTGGGTCTACCGAAGTACACGCAGCGCGCCGTGCTGACGCTCGACGCATCAGAGCCGCCGCGCCTAGAGCTGACTGTGCTGCCCGTTGACGAGCAAGGTCGCTTGATCGTGGAAGCCGGCCCCGTCGAAGGCGCGGCCGACCGGCTGGCGCAGGTTCAGTTCATGCTGCGCCTGGAGCCGTTTGCCGACAACACGAGCAGCCGCGGCGACGCCGATGGCCCGGCCTGATGCCCCTCGTCCTCCTACTCGACGGCCGCGAGGTCGACAGCACCTCGGAGCACTGGCGGCACGAGTGTGAGGCCCGCGCGATCGCCGCCCTGCCGACGCTGAACGAGCGCCGCACCCACCTTGAAGCCGTCGAGCAGCGCCGCGGCAAGGACGCAGCCGACCGGCTGCGCGTGACGATGAAGCTTCTCTGGGACGCGAAGACCCGATCAACCCCCACCGGATGACCCCCCCAGCCGACCAGATGCTGCTGTTCACCGACCTGCCGATCCCGACGGCGCCGCCCGCTTCACCACGCCCGAAGCCGGCCAGGCCCTGGCGGTTGGCCGTGCAGGCGCTCGCCTGCCTGCTGCAGCTGCCGATCCGCGCGCCGCTGCGGGAGCTGGACCGCGACGACCTGGCCGAGCCGGCGCCGGTGCACCGCATCGTGTCGGCTGCCGACGCGCCGCCGGTTCAGACCGTGGCCGTGTCGAGCATCTTCGGCCTAGCCGCCACGGTGCAATCGCTCAAGCGCGGCCGGTTCGGCACGGCCGAGCAGTTCGAGCCCGCTCCGTACCGTGTCGAGCGCAGCTACGCCGACGGCACGCTCCGGGTGATCCGGCAGCGGCCGGAGGAAACGGCAGAGTGGCAGGAACGCGAGCGGGTCAGGCGGGCGAAGCAGAGGCCGCCGAAGCCGACGGCGAAGGTCCGCACGCGCGGGAAGAAGGTGCGCCAGTTCGATGGAGAGAGTTTCGATGACTAGGGGAACACATGGGTAAGGGAAAGACCGCCGCGCCGTCGGCATTCCGCAGCCGCATCGTCGGCGAGGGCGAGGAAGCGCCGGATCAGCTGCTGGCCAACCCGCTGAACTGGCGCGTGCATCCGAAGGAGCAGGTCGACGCGCTGGAGGGCTTGCTGAAGCAGGTCGGGTGGGTGCAACGGGTGATCGTCAACCGGCGCACCGGGCACGTGGTCGACGGGCATGCGCGGGTGGCCCTGGCGCTGCGCCGCAGCGAGCCGACGCTGCCGGTGCTGTACGTCGACCTGTCGGAGGACGAGGAGCGGCTGGTGCTGGCGGCGATCGACCCGATCGGGGGCATGGCCGGCACCGACCAAGCCCTGCTCGACGAAGTGCTCGAAGGCCTGGAGGCGGACGAGCCGGGGTTGCAGGCGCTGCTGGCGTCATTGAAAAACGACGCCCCGAACTTCGAGCCAGGCACCGAAGAGGATCAAAGCCGGCTTGATGAGAAGGCCAAAGTCGCCTGCCCGGAATGCGGCCATGAGTTCTAGGCCCGAGCTTCGCATTGATTGGGCAACGGCCGAAGCAGCCCGCTATGCGTGCACACACTGGCATTACAGCAAGAGTATCCCGGTCGGAAAGACTGTGCGCTTTGGCATTTGGGAAGGCGACGAATACAAGGGGTGCATTTTGTATTCATGGGGGGCGAACAACAACCTAGCTGCGCCATATGGGCTGGCTATGACTGAAGCCTGCGAGCTTGTGAGAGTTGCGCTCACATCGCACCAGTGGCCGGTGTCAAGAATGCTGGCAGTCACCTTCCGAATGCTGAAGCAGCAAAGTCCTGGCCTGCGCCTAATCGTGTCCTTCGCCGATCCTGTCGCAGACCATCACGGCGGCATTTATCAGGCAGGCGGCTGGCTGTATTCAGGCACAAGCTCTCCAAGCTATGAGCTTCGTCTAAATGGCTTGAGGCTGCAAAAGCGAGCTTATACAGGCGCAAATTACGGCAAGCCCAAAAGCGCCATTCCAGCCGGCGCTTTGAAGGTCGCCACCCCCGGAAAACATCGTTACCTGATGCCCCTAGACCCCGCCATGCGTGCGAAAATCGCGCCACTGGCGAAGCCGTATCCAAAGCGCGCGAAAGGGCAGGACGCCGGGCACCCCCCGGCGCTGGGCGGTTCAACTCCGACCCGCGCGCTCCAATCCCCTGCAGGCGGTTGACCATGCCGCTGAAAACCACCAACGCCGCCCGCGCCGCCCGGGGCCTGGAGCACCAGCGGCAGGCGCTCGAGCTGCGCCGCGCCGGCCTGGGCTACGAGGCCATCGGCGCGCAGCTGGGCCTGAAGAAGTCGCAGGCGCACCGGCTTGTGCAGGCGGGCCTGGCCGAGTGCCGCGCGCAGGTCACGGCCAACGCCGACGAGTTGCGGTCGGAGGAGCTGTCGCGCCTGGACGGCATGCTGCAGGGCCTGTGGCCGCGGGCGCGCAAGGGCGAGGCGGCCGCGGTCGACCGGGTGCTGAAGATCGGCGAGCGCCGGGCGAAGCTGCTCGGCCTGGACGCGCCGGAGAAGCGCGAGCTGTTCGGCAAGGGCGGCACGCCGCTGGTGCCCGGCGCGCTCGATCCGTCGGGCCTTTCGACGCAGACCCTGCAGGAACTGCTCGCCGCCCGCGATGCTGCAGCTCGCCGAGGCTGACTGGCTGGCGATCGAACGCGAGGCCTGCAAGCGCAGCCTCGTCACGTTCATCCGCCGCGCCTGGTCCGTGCTCGAGCCGGGCCAGCCCTACGTGCACGGCTGGCACATCGACGCGATGGCCGAGCATCTGGAGGCGGTGACGGCCGGCCAGATCACGCGGCTGCTGATCAACATCCCGCCCGGCACGATGAAGTCGCTGATGACCGGCGTGCTGTGGCCGGCCTGGGAGTGGGGGCCGCGGGGCCTGGCGCACCAGCGCTTCATAGGCGCCAGCCACGAGGCCACGCTCGCCACGCGCGACAACCTGCGCATGCGCCGGCTGATCCAGTCGGAGTGGTTTCAGGGGCTGTGGCCGCTGGCCTTCACGGGTGATCAGAACGAGAAGACCTACTTCGAGAACGAGCGCACCGGCTGGCGGCAGTCGTGCGCCGTCAAGTCAATGACCGGCCGGCGCGGCGACCGCGTGGCCTGGGATGACCCGCACAGCGTGGAGGACGCGCACAGCAAGGCGGCACTGGCCGAGGCCGAGCGGGTGTTTTCCGAGACGCTACCGACCCGGCTGAACAACCCCGACCGCAGCGCCATCGTCATCACGATGCAGCGCCTGCATGAGGCCGACATCAGCGGCCTGATCCTGGCGCGCGATCTCGGCTATGAGCACTTGTGCCTGCCGATGGAATGGGAAGCGCCGCGCAAGGCCACTAGCATCGGCTTCGTCGACCCGCGCACGGAGGTGGGTGAGCTGCTGTTTCCGGCCCGGTTTCCGCGCGCCGTGGTCGACCGCGACAAGAAGGTGATGGGCGCCTACGCCGTGGCCGGGCAGCTGCAGCAGCGGCCGGCGCCGCCCGGGGGTGAGGAGTTCCAGCCCGACATGATCGGCGTGATTGACGCCCTGCCCGCCGGGCGCATCCGCTGGTGCCGCGGCTGGGACTTGGGCGCGACGGAAGGCGCCGGCAGCTACACGGCCGGCGTGAAGGTTGGGCTACTAGAGGACGGCCGCGTCGTGTTCGCCGACGCGCGCCGCGAACAGTTCGCCGTGCACAAGCGGGATGCCTTCATCAAGGCCACCGCGCAGCAGGACGGAAAGGGCATCCTGCAGAGCCTGCCGCAAGACCCCGGGCAGGCCGGCAAGACCCAGGTCGCCGGGTTCGCGGCGCTGCTGCTCGGCCACGAGTGTCACTTCAGCACGGAAAGCGGGGAGAAGACCGTGCGGGCTCGGCCGCTGGCCAGCCAAGTGAACGCCGGCAACGCGGTGATGCTGCGCGGCGCGTGGAACCGGGACTTCACAGACGAGCTGCGCACGTTTCCGAATGGCCTGTACTCCGACCAGGTGGATGCGGCCTCGCGCGGGTTTGCGGTGCTGCTTGAGCCCGAGGCGCGGTCGATGGTGTTCTAGGCGCCTCGTTCCTAGCATCGGCCCCCTATGCCCGAGCTAACCATCAACGCCGACGACCTGCGCGCGCTCGTGCGGTCGCGCGAATCGCTGCTGTACGGCTCGCTCGACGAGAAGCGCCCGCGGGCCTGGGCGCAGTTCGGGTA